TTTTTTTATGAATTTTATTGACCAATAACCATGTAAGATATTATCAAAAAGTAATGGTATAGATAATAATAAATAATAATCATTTGGAAAACAATAAAAATAATAATTATATAGCAAAATTGGAAGCAATAAAATTCTAAAAATAAAAAAATTAAATATGAATAAATTATTATGCAAATTATAATATTTTTTAGATACCATTTTTTTAGAAATTAAAAAAATGCTCGATATTTCTCCCAAACTTAAATATGGAACAATATTGTATCCCATTTGATAATAAAAATTCATTCCTATCATTAATAATAATAATAAATGATGTATTTTCATATCTATAGTATTTTTTTTAATTAAACCATCAATAATAAAATATTGAAAACTTAGTTTACAAATTAAATCACCACAATAATTATATTCTAATAGATTAGTATTAATATTAAAATTTTTATCATATACTATAAAATTATAAACAGACAAAAATGACAATATTAAAAAAAAGAATAAACTTGATAAATTAGAATTAATTTTAAATAATGTAATAGTAATTGGAGTATAAATCAAAAAATAATAATCGCTGATCATAAACATTGTATTATTAAATAATATTTTTAAATATATTATAAATATTATTTAAAACTATTATTTGTCATTATAACAAAATGTTAAATCAGTATAATAATTTATTAGAATCATTTAAAATGTTTTATTTTATGAATATGAAAGAATATAACATATATTATAATATAATTATAATTAGTGTTATAACATTTATATCATTCTTATTAAATAATCAAGATATTAATGATAAAATAAGTGATAATATTAATATATTAATAAAAAAATTTTCATTTAATTTTTATAAATATAATATTATAATATTAGAGGGAAAAAGATGTTTAAAAGTAAGTACTCATATTACAAAAACAGATCAATTATTTAGTAATAGATTTGAAGCATTTTGGTATTTTATTTCAAATAATAATTTAAAAAATAAAAGTATTTTCAGTTTAAAAGAATATCCATGTAGTTCTAATATCTATGATGATTTTGGAGATCCAAAAAAAGGAAAATATAAAAGAAGTTATTATGGAGATAGTTATGATGAAAATGATAATTATGATAAAAATGATTCAAATGATGAAATTAAGTCATATGAAAAGGATATTTTTATAGTAGAACAAGATAATTATTTTAAAATAACAGATAAAATTTTTTGTAAAGTAAATAAAACATTTGATAGAACAGATGAAAAAAATAATTTAAAAGATATGGAAAATATTATAATAAAAATTTATAGTTATGAATTATCATTACAAGAAATAGTAGAATTTTTAGATAAATTAGAAAATGATTATAGATTAATGTTAGAAAATGAGAGAAAACATAAAAAATTTATTTATATGTTGGTAGGAAATGATAATGATGAAAATAAATCCTATAGAAGTAATTCTATAGATAATTCATGGGAGGAATGTGAATTTACTAGTAGTAGAAAGTTTGATAATTTATTTTTTGATAATAAAAACATATTATTAGACAAAATTAATTTTTTTAATAATAATAAATCTTTTTATGATTATGAAGGACATCCATATACATTTGGATTAGGGCTATATGGACCACCTGGAACAGGTAAAACAAGTGTAATAAAATGTATTGCAAATAAATTAAATAGACACATTATTATAATTCCATTAAGTAAAATTAAAACACAAAGGGAGTTTAGTAGATATTATTTTGAACAATATTATTCAAGAATAAATAACAAAAAAATAGGTTTTGATAAAAAAATAATCGTTTTTGAAGATATAGATTGTATGAGTGATATTGTTAAAAAACGAAATATTGTACAAGAAAATGGTTCTAACAATAATTTAGAAAATGAAAATGGAAGCGATGAAAATATAAATTTGGAAAAAACATTAAATTTACAAAATAAATTATTAAATAAAATAGCTAAAAAAGTAGATGAAGATCATGAAGAATCGATGTTTGTTAATTTTAATAAAAATAATAATGATAAAATAACATTATCATTTATTTTAAATGTTATAGATGGTATTAGAGAGACACCAGGTAGGATATTAATTATAACTAGTAATGATTATGATTCATTAGATCCAGCTTTAATAAGACCAGGAAGAATAGATTTAACATTGGAGATGAAAAACGCAACTGTGGAAGTTATAAAACAAATGTATTATCATTTTTATAAAGATATATTACCAGAAGAGGTAGAAACCAGTATTTATGATCATAAAATAAGTCCTGCAAAACTAGTAAATATGCGATTATCTTCCCAAACAAAAGAAGATTTTTTAAAATTATTAATTAAAGAATTTGAATAAATATAGACATTTTCAAAGGTGTAAAAAATTATAATATTTTTTAAATTAATATTATAATTATAAAATTTCATCTACTAAACCAAATTCTAATGCTTTATTAGAATTTATCCATATATCATGATCAAATAAATCAAATAACATTTTTTTATCAATATTAGAATTTTCTAGATATATATCACTTATAATTGACATAAATAAATCTACATTATAATCTAAATCTTTAATATCTAATATAGTTGATACAGGTTGTTCATTTAATTTAACACCATGTATCATCATTATTGAATGTTTGTTGATAAATCTCTTTTTTCCTACTACACTTAATAATGTTGCGGCAGAGGCGGCATATCCCCTTACATATGTATGAATATCAATTTCATAATTTTTTATTTCATCTACCAATGCTAATGTTGGAAGTAATGAACCACCTGGGCTTTGAATATGTAAATTAATGTGATCTGGATAATCTTTATCAGTTAATGCTAAATGTTTACATTGACTTAATGCTTGTGATAATTGAAAACAGTTTTCTTCATTTATTTGACCATTAAAATAAATATCATTATTCAAATGTTGATTACCTTCATTTAATAATATTTTACTATTTCTATTTTCATTTAGATAATTAGTATTTGCAAATAATAAAGTATTAGCAAGCAATGATCTTCTAGATGTTATAATATTAAAAGAATTTGCGGATATTAAATTCATAATAATAAAAATAATTTGAATAACATTATAAAACTTACGCATATATAATATATAAATTATATAAATTTATAGAAAAATTATAGAAAAATTATAGAAAAATTATAGAAAAATTATGTAATTATATTTTTTTTATAAAAATATATAAATATATAACTCATTAATCATAATATATAATGTTAAATAAAATAATAAATGGTAAATTTAAATTAAAAAAATTTTAAATTTTATTATTATAATATATATGATAACAAAAAAAAAATTATGCGCGTCATGTTTAAAATTTAATTTTAATAAAACATTAAAATCAAGTAAAAAAAATAAACCAAGATGGTTAAATAAGATAGATCATGTTAATAATTTTATAAATAATTATAAAAATTTCAATATAAATCATCCAGTTAATTATAATAATAATTTAATTATTAATCTTGGAAAAATGAATGCAAATAAAAAAATACTGTATTGGGCATCAAATCCAAGTAATAATATTTTAATAAATGATGCAAAAAAAAGTTATGGTCGTTTTAATAATAGTGGTGTTGCAAAAATAGATAATAAAGGTTTTGCAAATATTAAATTTTTAACACCGCAGAATTATAAAACTATTGCAAAAAATGATAAAAAAAATACAACATATTTTAGACATATACATTTTGTTTTATCTAATAATAATTGCGATTCTTGGACTAATACTATTTATACAAAATTAGTTCATAATAATTTAGAATATAAAGATTTTATTAAAAATCTTTATTCAAAAAAATATATTGTTTTGAATGTCTTGCCGTGCTCTGTCTACGCAGAAGAACACATTTTAAATACATATAATTTACCATACAATAATATAAAAAAAATGTCGGTTAATGAATTAAATAGTTGGTTTAAACGATTAATAGAATTACATTATCCATTATTAAAAAAATTAATTAAACATAAAAAACTAGATTATTATGAATTGCCAATAATATGTTATTGCGCACATAATCAATGTAGTGCTTCAAAAATAGCAGCTATTAATTTAATGAAAAAAGGATTTGTTAATGTTAGTTTATATGAAGATGGTATGAAAGGCTATAATCAAGCTAATAAAAAATAATTTTTTCTTTTATTATATTAATTAATTTAATAAATGAAAAATTATGATATAATTATAATTGGAGGTGGAATATCAGGAATATATACTATGTATAATTTAAAAAAAAAATATCCAAAACTAAAAGTTTTATTACTTGAAAAAGAAGATAGATTTGGTGGTAGAATATATACACATTTTGAAAAATTCAATAATCAAATATATAAGATGGATTTAGGTGCTGGAAGATTAGGATTTCATCATAAACGAATTATGAATTTATTAGAAGATTTAAAGTTAAAACATGAAATTATTCCTATAACAAATACTAAAAATTATATTGAATATGACAAAAAAACGAATAGCGTAAGTGATAAATCTAAAGAAAAAAGTTTAATAGTTGATTTATTATATAATTTTTTTAATAGCTCAAAAGTTGCTAATTTAAGTAATAGATTTTTGAAGAGATTAAATTTAATTGAATTATTTTCTAAATTTTTTCCAAAGAAAATAAGTGAAATTGTAGAAAATTCATTTGAATATAAATGCAAATTAAAATACTTTAATGCAAATGATGCTGTATATTATTTCAAACATGATTACAATAAATATAGTAAATTCTTTGTTTTAAAGAGTGGATTAAATATAATCATTGATAATATGTTAAACAAAATTAAAACTAATAAAAATTATGTTTTTAGAAAAAATAAAAATGTAAAAAACATAAGTTATGATTTTGAGAGAAATCTATATAAAATAAATTATAATAATAAAAATAATACTATTAGTGTATATTCTAAATTTGTTATTTCTGCTTTACCAAGAAAAGACTTGGTTAAATTTGATATTCTCTCACCATTTATGAATGATTTAAATACTATTAATGAAATAGCAAAGATGCGTATTTTTGAAATATATGATACTAAAACTACTGATGCATGGTTTAAAGATTTACCAAAATTATCTACTAATGATGAATTACAATTTATAATTCCTATTGACCCTAAATCAGGATTAATTATGTCTTCATATAATGAAAATCTCTCTACTAATCAAAATTATTGGCTAAATTTATACAATAAAAGTAAAAAGAATTTTAAAAGTAAATTAAATCAAAAGTTAAATAACATATTTAGTGTTTTTAATATAATTGTTCCGCAAAGTATATATGTAAAATTACATTATTGGTCTATGGGTGTTGCTGCATGGAAGACAAATGTAGATAGTAAGTATATCTCTCAAAAAATAATAAATTTGATGCCAAATTTTTATATTTGTGGAGAGAATTATTCAAATTATCAGGCTTGGTGTGAAGGTGCATTACAAACCTCTGAAGAAGTTACCAATAGAATTTCTTGTATTTTAGATAATATAAAACATAATAAAACTAAAAAAAACAAACCCAAATTTTAATCAAAATTTATAAAAAAATTATGTAATTATATTTTTTTTATAAAAATATATAAATATATAACTCATTAATCATAATATACAATGTTAAATAAAATAGTGAATGCTAAATTTAAATACAATAATAGATTTTATTCAAGTTTTGTAAATAATTTAAAAACATCTATTAATAATAGAAAAAATTTAAATATTGAACCGGAAATTTTAACATATGATGAAGTTGAAGATTTAATATGTGAATTAAAAACTTCTAATAACTCTGAAAAGGATTTTCTATTGTATCAATTTAATAATAGAATTTTACCAGGAGTAGATAATACAAGTAAATTAAAAGCTAATTTTTTAATAGATATAGTTGAAGATAGAACATATTGTCCAGTTATAGATAAAGTAGAAGCAATAGATATATTAGGTACTATGCAGGGGGGATATTCAATAGAAGCATTAATAAAATTATTGTCTTCAGATTATGCAGAATATTCTGTAAAAAATTTAAAAAAAAATATATTGTTATTTGATAATTTTTATAATGTAGAAAAATTATATAAAAATGGTAATCCATATGCAAAAAAATTATTAGAATCATGGGCAAATGCAGAATGGTTTACTACTAGAGAAAAAGTTCCGGAAATAATTTCATTAACATGTTTTAAAGTATCCGGAGAAATAAATACAGATGATTTATCACCAGCACCAGATGCATGGTCTAGACCAGATATTCCATTACATGCACAATGTATGTTAAAAAATCCTCGAGAAGGTATAAAACCTGATAAACCAAATGAGATTGGTCCTATAGAAACAATAAATTGGTTAAAACAAAAAGATCTTCCAATAGCTTTTGTAGGTGATGTAGTTGGTACTGGTTCAAGTAGAAAAAGTGCGACAAATAGTATATTATGGCATTTTGGTAAAGAAATACCTTATGTTCCAAATAAGAAATATGGTGGTTATTGTATTGGTGGTAAAATAGCTCCTATTTTTTTTAATACAATGGAAGATAGTGGTGCATTACCAATTGAGATGCCTGTTGAAAAAATTGAAATGGGACAGATAATTGATATTTATCCATATGAGGGTATAACAAAATATCACAACAGTGAAGAAGAATTATGTAGATGGAGTCTTAAATCGCCTGTTATTTTAGATAGTGTAAGGGCTGGAGGTAGAATTAATTTAATTATTGGAAAAAGTTTGACTTTAAAATCTAGAAATGTTTTAAGCATGAATTCTGAAAATATATTTATTAAAAATAATAATTTAGATTATAATAATAATAATAATAATAATAATAATAATAATAATAATGGGTTTACTTTAGCTCAAAAGATTGTAGGTAAAGCATGTGGCGTTGATGGAATCCAACCAGGAACATATTGTGAACCAAAAATAACTAGTGTCGGGTCACAAGATACAACAGGTCCTATGACAAGAGACGAATTAAAAGATTTGGCGTGTTTAGGTTTCTCGGCTGATTTGGTAATGCAGTCATTTTGTCATACTGCGGCATATCCAAAGCCGGTTGATATTATAACACATAATACTTTGCCAGATTTTATTAATAATAGAGGGGGTATTTCTTTAAAACCCGGAGATGGAATTATACATAGTTGGTTAAATAGAATGTTATTGCCAGATACAGTAGGAACTGGTGGAGATTCACACACAAGATTTCCTATTGGTATATCTTTTCCGGCTGGTTCAGGATTGGTAGCATTTGCAGGTGCTACAGGAGTAATGCCATTAGATATGCCAGAATCAGTTTTAGTGCGTTTTACTGGAGAAATGCAAGAAGGAATAACATTACGTGATATAGTCCATAGTATTCCATATTATGCAAAAAAAAATGGATTGTTAACATTAGATAAAAAAAATAAGAAAAATATTTTCAATGGAAATATTTTAGAAATAGAGGGTTTGCCAAATTTAACATGTGAACAGGCATTTGAGTTATCTGATGCAAGTGCAGAGCGATCTTCAGCTGGTTGCACAATAAAATTAAATAAAGAACCAATAATTGAATATTTAGAATCAAATATAAGTTTATTAAATTGGATGATAAAAGAAGGTTATAATGATAAAAATTCAATTCAACGTAGAATTGAAAAAATGCAAGAATGGATAAATGACCCTATATTATTAGAAGCAGATGATAATGCTAATTATAAAGAAATTTTAAATATTAATTTAAATGATATAAAAGAACCTATTTTATGCGCACCAAATGATCCTGACAATGCTGTATTATTAAGTGAAGTAGAAGGAAATAATGTAGATGAAGTTTTTATTGGAAGTTGTATGACAAATATAGGTCATTTTAGAGCAGCTGGTAAATTATTAGAGACACATGAAAAATTTATAGCAGGTGGAGAAAATTTAAAAACATTACTATGGATGGCACCCCCAACAAGAATGGATCAAAAAAAGTTACAAGATGAGGGTTTTTATGATATTTATAAAAATATGGGTGTTAGAATGGAGATGCCTGGTTGTTCATTATGTATGGGTAATCAAGCAAGAGTAAAAGATAAAGCGACAGTATTATCAACATCAACTCGTAATTTTCCAAATAGATTAGGAAATGGTGCAAATGTATATTTAGCTTCGGCGGAGCTATCAGCAATAACAGCAATAGAAGGTAAAATACCAAATTTAGAAACATATAAAAATTATTTTAAAAATATTGAAAATAAAAAAGGTGAAATTTTCAATTATATGAATTTTAATAAATTACAAGAATATAATTAGTTTATTTTTATTAATAATTTCGTAGAACTTTCAATTTTTTACATTTATTAAAAAAAAAATTGATAAAACAGTGTTTTTTATATTAATTGTAATCATATAATGGAGCGCCATGGTTCTGAGGATTACCTTTTTCAGATGCCAGTAATTAATGGTTGCCTCGACAACCGCAATATGATGAAACTCAAGTGCGACAAGTGTGGTAAACACATCACC